TGACAACCCGCCCTTGGAGAGCCAGCGGGGCCGCGCCGGTGGCGACGAGCTGACCGACAGGCGGCGTGAGGATGCGCCCCTGGAGGACTGACGATAGCGCGCCCGCAGCGGTGAGCTGACCGGCGGGTGGGGTGACGATCAGCCCCTGGAGGGCCAGCGGGGCCGCGCCCACGGCGGTGAGTTGTCCCGCGGGCGGCGTGATGCCCAAGCCAATGACCGGGGNCTGCCCCGCGGCGGTGAGCTGGCCAGCGGGCGGGGTGATCGAGGTATTGACCGGCCCGCCAGCCCCCTCCAGCAAGAATCCGCGCGAGGGGAGGAACTTGACTCCTGGCGCGAGGACAAAGTCGCCGAGCCCGCGCGTGAGGAGATACGGGATCGAGCCCGGCGGGCCTTCGAGTGGCACCCGCAACCGGATATCGGTAGCGGTCCCCTCCCCGGCGTAGAGGCGGACGTCGGACATCAGCGGGCTACGCGGGTGTGCCGATCAGNGTATTGACCGTNACCCCNGCCACATCGGGGCTCCCGGGAAGATAGGCCACGGCCTGGAAGAGCAGCGGCACGCCAGGCGTCGCGCCGTCCGAGGCGACCGCCTCCGCCGTCGGCCCGGGCACGTCGACGGAATAGGCGCCCGTCACCGGATCGGAGACGGTCGCTCCGACGAGCCGCGGCGGATTCTCATTGCTAAACACCTCGACCACGCATCCGCCGAGCGGCGCCCCCGAGCTGTTGCGCGTGACGCCCGCGATGAAAAAGCGCGACGCCTCCGACAGCTCCACGCTGCCCAACAAAAACCCCGGGACCGGAGCGATGAACTGCATGGGGCTCAGTTCAGCGACTGAATGAACGCGTATTGCGGGGTGATAGACCCCGCCACGGTGAGCGTCCAGCCCATCCAGATCCCCGTGGCGATGCTAACGTCAGCGGTCGCGGACGTGCCGCCGAAGAGCTGGGTCCCAGGGAGCGAGCCCGCTGCGGGGATGCCCGAGTGNAAGGAGCCGGTCCCAATCAGCGTGCTGNTCGCGCCCGGNANCCCCACGGTCCGGCAGACGACAATCATCTCCAGTGACCAGGCGTTCGCCGTGGTAGCGCCTGGGGTCGTCAGCGCGACGACGGACGCTCCGAGCGTGACACCGCCAATCACCAGCCCGACGCGGGGCGTGATGACGAGCGTGGAGCCCGCGGACCACGACATGATGCCGCCCGCCGTGACGCGGTANATCTTGCCCGGGCGGCAGTCGTTCGCGTTGATCGGCGAGAACCTGGCCACGTTCCAGAGTGCTGTCTCGGTGGTGGCGGTGACGGCGGTGAGGTCGGCGATCGGCGGCTCGCAGAGGAGATCCTGAAAATACTGGCGCGAGCCGCCGCTGATGGCCGGGAGGTGGAGCCCGTCCCGGCCGATCGGAATGAACTTGTCGCCGTGGGCCTCGCGCCACGCCTCGGGCACGGGCATGCCCGGCGGGATGCGGAGGTACTTTCGCCCGTCGTGAATCTCGAACGTGATGTCCTCGATCGCGCCGCCGTGGAGCGTGCCCGGGCGGGAGCTCTTGCGGGCGCGCGCCCGCTTGACGTGCTGGCGGACCTCCGCCGCCATGTCGGACGTCCCGAACCGCGTGACCTCCTGCTCTGCCATGTCAGTCCTCCATGTGGGAGCTATGCCTCAAGGCGCCTAGACCAGCGTGAAGACCCCCGTGCCGGCCGGGAGGATCGTCAGGGTGTTCGACGTCGTGATGGTGAAGTTCGTCGACGAGAGCGAGCAGTAGCAGAGCACGAGGCCCGAGGTCACCGTGTTCACGGACTTCCGGATCAGGGCGTACCGGATGTTGGTGAGGTTGGCGCCCGAGGCGGTGAAGATAATGCCNGCCGCCGTGTAGGTNNACTTGATCTGGTTCGCCGACGCCCCGANCGTCCATTTCGCAACCGGGACGGAACGTCCGCCCGCCGCATAGCCGCCGGTCGCGCTGATCTCCCCAACGATCTGCGAGAAGATCGACTTCGACGACAGGGACGTGATCGTGCCGGACGCGCTGTTGCGATGGAGCGACATCTTGAACACACCCGTGTGCAGTGTGAGCTCGCCGCGCCCGATGTGGCGCTTCGCCGCTGCGTAAATCTTCCAGGCCTGCGCAGCCATAGTTACGCGCTCCTTTCCATCATTGTGATGACATCGTTTGTGGCCACGATGAGCGGGACGGTAGGATACCGCTCACGAAAGAGGAGGACCCTCTCTCTGCTGCGCTCGTTAAACCAACCCTTCACTTCCCAGAAGGCGCCCGTTGCGGGGATATAGAAATCGGGCGCGTACGTACATGTTCCGAGATTAAAACGGCGGGTCTCGTACTCCCATCCAATGCCGTGCGAGTCGAGCGCCTTTGCAAATCGCACTTCGTAGGAAGAACGCAGTGTAGTGCCATTATATTCTGCTCGACGCGCATGCGGCGGGCACCTTCCCCACATGTGGTGTGCGCGGCCTCTCTTTGCAATTCGTAACTGGGCGGCGCGAAGTTTCTCCCTCGTGGCCGAACTCACTTGATGTCCGCGTTTGGCCTCGCTTAACTTGGCACGCCATTCAGCGCTTAGTCGCTGCCCCTTCAACGAGGAGGTCTTGCCTGTAGCCGCCGCACGCATCTTGGCTCTGGTGTCGGCTGAATGTGTCCGCCCGGTCATTCCGAGGCTTAGGCGCCGCCCCTTCGTCGCCGCAGACATCTTTTCTCGGACAGGCTGGGGGGTCGGGCCCCTCTTCTTCCCGAGCCAATACCGCGTAGGGTTGGCAAGCGCTTTCTGGCGAGCCGCTTCGCGACGTTCTGGTGTCCAGCGTGCCGAATGTGGGGTGGTCATTGTGCCTCTTCGAGGTCCGCCTGAGCTCCAACATTCAGCAGATGGGCTAGTAGTCCATCGCCAGGTATCTCTAGTTCAATAACGTCTCCGAGCGTGCGTATAAGGTCTAGGAATTCTTGCGCCTGAGAAATCTGCCAGCCAGCGCAACGAAAGACGCGTCCACCAGGATTGACTATGACTGGGAGTGCGAGGGCCCCATCATTTTCGGGCTGGGAGTATGCATGGTGAGAATCCCCATTGCCTAGGCAGGAGTCGACGCCATAGAGCGTGAAGCGTCTGTAGCCCAGCATGCGGAGCAGCGGAATCGCGCGGAGGAGGACCGTCGAGCCGCCGGGTATCGTNTGCCACTNCTGGCCGTATTGCGCGGTGAGNAGGTCCTCACTCAGCGACGACATNGCGTGATAGAGANANGTCCGNTCCNNCGGCAGNCCCTCNAGCACGCTCGGGTCGCACTGCGAGGCGATGAGATAGCGGCAGTCATCCACGACCGGCTTCGTGAACCGCGCATTGAACGGGCGCGCGTCGACGATGACCTGGGCGGAGGGCGTGAGCCCGTGCTCGAGCGCCCAGTTATAGGCCCCGTTCAAGGTGATGAGCTTGACGCCGTCGGCTCGCCGCTGCTTGATCTCGTCCTCGAAGGCCGCGAGCGAGGGCCCGCCGCCGACGATCATGCAGTCGGTCGTGTTCGTGTCGTGCGGGTGGACTTGCTGCCACCCCTGCGCGATGTTGTGCGCGACGTTCTTGCGGAAGGTCTCCTCTTCGACGTTGAGGACGCCCGTCTTGACGACGTCGCGCCCCGTGCTCCAGGCCGACACGTAGAACTGCGCCCACGCCTCGCCCCGGTGCGACCAATGGACGACGCAGTCGTGCGCGGCAAGCCGCTGCAGCCACCAGCCGAAGGGCTGCACGGTAAGGTGGAGCGGTTCGCCGATGAGCGCGCCACACGAGTCCTCAGTCGTGCTGATGGAGAAGAAGACGTGCTGGGCGGCCTTGAGGATGTTGTCGAGCACGGTATCCACGCGGTCGGGCGGGATGTGCTCCATCACGTCGGAGCAGAAGCCGTACTCGGCGACCATCGGGAGCGGGCGCTCGAGATCAGCCTTGACGAAGGTGAGCGCATGCGCCTGGGTCGTGAGGGCCTCTTCGATCTCCGGGTCGAGGCAGTTCCGCACGAAGTCGACCATCGTCACCTTGAGGCCGCCGAGGAGCGCCAGCATCAGCGCCCCGCGCCCAGTGCCACAGCCGAAGTCGATCACCTCCGCCCCCCGCCGCGGGC